TGTTAGCGCCCCTCTGTGATCGCCGCGAGACCGACAAGCCAAACAACGCCCAGCTCCCGGCAATCGATGAAAAGAGCCGTGCGGATGGATCGCGCTGGGGCGGCACGCTTTCATATTGGGAAGGCGAGGGCACCGCGGCGCCGTCGACTCTGCCCAGATTCAAAAAGCTCCAGTTCTCTGCTCGCAAGCTGATCGCCCTTTGCGTCGCGTCGGATGAGCTGATTGCCGACGTTCCGCTGCTCGACGGCCACATGCGCCGCGCTTTCGCTTCGGAAGCGAGCTTTCAGCTCGACAAAGCGATCCTGCTCGGCAGCGGAGTCGGGGTCCCGTTGGGGCTTTGTAACGCACCGGGTCGGATTCAAGTTGCGAAAGATGTGGGGCAAGCGAGCGCTACAATCACCGCGACGAACGTGTCGGGGATGTGGAGCCGATTGCCGGCGCCCTCCCGCAAACGCGCGGTATGGGTCTGCAATGAGGACGCCGAATCGCAACTCGAGAGTTTTGCAAGTCCCTCGACGAGTGGCATGTATTACCCGGCCGGCGCCAATGGGAACGAGTGTGCACTTGTCAAAGGCCGCCCCGTCATCGTCGCCGAGCAATGCCCGGCGCTCGGGACGCCCGGCGACATCGTGCTCGCCGACTTCAGCCAGTACATAATCGTGGACGGCGGCTTGCAGTCGGCGTTGAGCCTCGACTGCGATTTTTTGACCGACCAAGGCGTTTTCAGGTTCGTCTTGCGCGTTGACGGCGCGCCCGCATGGCAATCGCCTGTTACGCCTTTCAATGGCACGCTCAGCAGATCGCCGTTCGTCGTGTTGTCGGCGCGCTGACGGAAACCCGCCCTTCGCGGGGCGCCGCGCAAAGCCTGGCGGCGGGGAGCTCCGCGAGCGCGCGCCGGCGCGACCCGCGCAAGCGGCCCGGCGGCGGCGTCCTTCAGCGAGCGCGCCGCCGCCGGCTCGACGCCGCAACAGCGCGTCAACGTCGCGATTCAGGCGCTGTCGAAATGATGACGACGAAGCCGGCGGGCGTTGGCAGCGGCTTCAAGGCGCCCGCGCCATGAAGGGAAAATGCCGCGGCATGGATTGAGGCGATTAGGGCCGCAGGGAAGCCCCGTGGCGGGCGCCGGCTTTCGGGGTTGCGATGGTAGGCGCGACGACGTTCTCGCCTGTCCTGGAACCGCGCTATCGCTTGGCTTCGCCCTTCGCGGCCTGGCCGAATGCGACGCGCAAGGACTTCACGCCCAACGAGATCGAGGCCATCAACCTCCCCACGCGCGAGACGCTGATGCGCAAATACGAGATCGTCGTCGAGGGGCTCGATCAACCTCCCCACGCGCGAGACGCTGATCCTCGCATAACAACACTTAGCTTGGCGTCCGATGCTCTAAGCGTTATCATGCCCGAATGTCGCATGGACCCGGAAAAGTCGAGCGGACAATCGCCGAGCTGTTTGTTGCGTCGGCGGACACAATCCAAACTGAAGACGGTTACGCGTGGGGCGGCGATCGCAGTTTCACCGTCGACGAGCTGTGCAAGGCCGTGTTCGGCTTCGCGGCCGAGCCGACGCTGGCGCAGCGTGGGTCCGTGATCCGGGCGGCGCATCGTGTCATCAAGCGCACCTTCGAATCGCGCGAAAAGGAATTTGCGGTGCGAACGGCGTGGGAAAAGGCGCACGCAAGCCTACTGGAATGGCGAGCGACCGCATTGCCTCACCGGCGGATCGTTTTTCATCATGTCAGCCGCCCGGTGCACGTTTGGGCGGTGCATATCCAGCCCGAAGGCCTCGTTTGGGCGGAGGCCAAGATAAGATCGATCACCCGTCGGCGCGTTAATGTTGTCTATGAAGGCGAGAAGGCGTCGCTGGACCGCGGCAAAATCCGCCTATATGGCGCGTGGTGGCGCGGCGTTCTCTTCGTTTCCGAACGGGACGGCCTCGCTGCGTGGAATCTCAACGGGCAGTGGCAAGAGAAATATGGCCGTCTGCACGTCGGCCTCATGCCGTTGGAGGAAGCCCGTCGGCTGCTCGACGTTCCCGAGGCCTACACGCGCGCAGACATCGTGGCCGGCTTCCGCAGGGCGGCTAAGCGTTGTCATCCCGACCTCGGCGGAACGGCCGAACAGTTTCGCGAGCTCGTCGAAGCGCGCGATCGGTTGCTTGCCTCGCTAGGCATGAGGGCGGCGGCGCCCAAGCCGCCGGCCTTCTATCCCGCCGGCGTCAAGGTCGTCTATCGCCGACGGGCCAGCCCGAGGGCGCCTCGCATCAGCAATGTCGGAAGGCGGATTAAGGGATAGATCGTCGCCGAGCGCCCTGTCGAGCACCTGAACCGCGCCGGCTTCGTCGTCATGAAACGGCCGCTGAGCGTCGGCGCGGCGGCGCTCGGCCGCGGGCATGAAGGGCGATAGCCGCGGACGTCGGCGGTCGATCGCTAAGCGTGGCCGGCGAGTAGGATGAGCAGCCCGATCGCGACGACGACGACGGCCAGGACGAAGGCCGCGCGATGGCTGCCATGGATCGGCGGCGCTGGCGGGATATGCTCGATCCGATAGAGGCCGGGATTCGGCGTCGCGGGCTGGACCGCATGTTGAGGGGCGGCGGCCGGAACGTGTTCGGTCCAATAGAGCCCCGTTCCCGGCAGGCCGAGCGTCACGCGCCGGCCGCGCGGCCCGAACGTGTACCAGGCGCCGCGATGGCCGATCGAGAGGCTCGGCCCGCTGCGACTGAGGTTGATGCGCACGCCGGGGATGAGCCGGATGCGCCTACGGAAGCGGAAGCCCATGGCGAGATTTCCTCAGCCTCGCGGCCGCCGCCTCGACACGCGAGCGCGAAGCATCAGGCCACCTTCCTCTTGCGGGTGGATTCCAAAATCCTTGCGACGCTCTCATGATCGGAATCGATCATTATGAGGTAGGCGCGGACGCCGCCCAAAGGCCGATTGCGCCCCTGTTCCCAAGCGCGAATCTGCTCGATAGAGAAGCCGTAGAAATAGGCAAAGTGCTCTTGTGAAAGGCCAGTCTTCTTGCGAATGGCCTTTACGTCGATCTCTGCGGGCACATACAGCCGAGCCGGCTTTTCCGCGCCACGCGCAACTGCGATGGCCTCGCGAAGGCCGGCTGCGATCTTGTCGCGTGCTTTCATGGTCATGGCGTTGCCCTCTTCACATTCACTACCTTCTTGCGATATTCCGAGACCAGTTCCTTCGTCATCCCGGCGAGAAAATTTCGATCCGCTTTGCTGAGGTTCGAACGTTCGCCTTTTGAGAAGACGGTGACGAGAAACACGGGAACGTCTTGCCCGCTGAAAAACGTGATCGTCCGATAACCGCCGCTCTTACCCTTTCCACGTCCCGCAACACGCAATTTCCGACATCCGCCGGTTCCTTGGATTTCTTCGCCGGCCGTCGGATTAAGGCTAAGGAAATCAATAAGATCGTCGATCTCGCTTTGTACCATGCCAGCATCCGCGGCATCACGCCCGAATGACTTCAGCTCGCAAACCGTGTGCATGATCGCGCCGATTGGTTTCTATGTGACTAACATATGTGGAAGTTACATAGTGTTGTCAATCTTTGTCCGCGCCGAGCGCTGCGTCGCTGGCCGGAAGGTCATGCGGCTTGCGGGCGCAGGGGCAAGCCGTCGCGTCGGCCGCGGCCAATTTCCTTGCCGCCGGCCGCCGCAATGTTAACGCCCGGCCGAGGCGCGATCGAGGATGCATGGCGCGCGGACGCGCGCAAGCGCGGCGATCAAGGCAGCAACGTGAATTTGGCGGCCTAAATCAACCCCTCCGCCTTCAGCGCACGATTCAATTGCGCTACCGCCTCAGTTGTCACGCCTCTCTGCACTGCGGCTTCGAGCATCAAAGCGCCAACGTAAAGCCAAAGTTCGCTGCGCTGGCGCCGCTCGGAAAGGGACTGCATGACCGAACGCGCGTCGCCCAAGGTCGCGATCGTGCGGCCATCTTTCAGGGCAATCGGCTTGTCGAGCGTGCGAGCCCAGGTCATTGGCTTTGCATAGCATGACTTCGTCTGACCGTCGCAAAGCAGACCGGCCGCCGGGGCGGCTTGGCGGCCGTCTCGTCTCGACCTTGCTCAAATCGCCTGTTGGCGCCTAAGTTATCCACAAGCTGAAGGCTTCGGCCCGACGCCGACGAGACGGCCCGCCGCGGATGTACCGGCGGGCCGTTTTCGTTCGACGATCCCGTCCGATCGGCCGCCGGCGATCGAGCGCGCTCGCGAGCGTCGAAGTGCTGCGCGAACGCCAGGGCCATCCTGCCGAATAGACAGCAATGCTGACCTTCTCAAACGGGCGGCCAAAACTTATCGTCCACTTCGCGTGGCGGCTCGGCCGCCGCCAGCGGGGCGCTTAAGCGCTTCGCGAGCCTGTCGGCGCGGAACGGCGCAATGCCGACGTCGAGACCACCCCAGCTCGGCAGGCGCAGGGATGCGCCACGGCTGCGGCAAAGTTCACAGCGGGCATTCTCGCGCAACAGGTCGGAAGACGCTGTCGGCCCGTAGCGGATAAGCCAGGGCGCCACTGCCACCGGCGCGCCGTGGCCGCACGAATCGCAATAGAGCCAAACCCAGCAGGCGGACCGGCGCAGTTCGGCTAGCGTGACAGGCCGGAGAGGGTGCGGGCGCATGGGCCGTAGAGTTGCGCCCCAGCGCCTGAAACGCAATCACCGGCCGCGTGCGTCGCGCTGGCGCCCGCGGGTCGCTGGCGCATCCCTCGAGACGCGGCGAGCGTGGATAGCCCGGCGAGGCCGACGCGCCCTCAAAGCAGATCGGGCGCCTGGGCGGCGCGGCGGCCGTCTCGTTGGGCGCGCGTCGACGCTAGGGCGAGGGCACGCCAGCAGACGACCATTTAGAGCCGCCAGGAAAAGTCGAGCAAACGGCGGGGCGGATCGCCGAGCATTACGGCGTAGGCCACGCGGCCGTTCGTCGCGCCACCGGCTTCGCGATCGCCGCCGCCTCCGCCACGCGCCGAACGATCGAACCGATGCTAGGCGGTGACACTGTGGTGACACGCGGAGCGCGACCGGTGACACGGGAATTAAGATCGTTGTAATTTCAATGAGTTAGTTGGCTGGGGGACCTGGATTCGAACCAAGATTGACGGAGTCAGAGTCCGCAGCGACGGTCTAACTGCATGTAACCATACATAACCAAGCAATTGAAAATGCGATGAATGCCGCTTGCTGGGCCTAATTCAGCGTCGCTGGAAATCACTTGATGTAACGGCCGCGTGGTGACATGGTGGTGACACGACGCGAAACGAGCCCGAGTCCGCCGGTTTCGTGTCACCAATCTGGATTAGCGGAGTCGCCCATGAAACTGACCCAACGCACGGTTGACGCCATCCGTCCTGGCGAGCGCCGCTTCATTTGGGACGATGCGGTCAAGGGCCTCGCCATCCGCGTGACGGAAGGCTCGGTCGCCTACGTTGTCGACTTCCGGATTGGCGCGCGCCGCCGACGCGTCGCGCTCGATCCTGCCTCGCAATCAACCCTGGCAGCGGCGCGCGAGCGAGCTCAGGAAATTCTGGTAGGCGCGCGACGCGGCGAAGACCTGACCGTCAACCCTCGAAAGGGCGAGCCGACCTTTCGAGAGGTATGGCGGACCATGATCGACGAGGTCGACGAGCCGAAGCTCTCGCCGGCGACGATCGCGGACTATGAGGATCGCGCCGATCGGTTGATCCTGCCACGCCTCGGCGCCAAGCGCATCGGCGATGTGACCGCGGCCGACGTCGACAAGGTCGTCTCGGCGGCACGCGGGCAGCGCAACCGCGCCTACATCGCGACCCTCGTCAAAAAAACGGTGAACTTCGCGAAGCGCGCGCGCTTGTTACCCGACAGTCACCGCAACCCGGCTGCGGATGTGGCGATCAAGCGTTCGCCCAAAAAGGGCAGGGCGCTCGAAATCGACGATGTAGCAAAGTTTGGAGGCGCGCTGGCGGCCATGGAGCGCGAGGGGGGGATATCGCCATGGCTGGCAAATCTCTTGCGCCTGTCGCTCGTCTGTGGCCTTCGCCCAGGCGAAGTGAGGACGCTCAGATGGTCGCGCGTGAACCTACCGCGCCGCAGGATGACCGTCATCGGCAAGACGGGCGCGCGCGAGGTCGACCTGACCGATGCAGCGGTCACGATCCTGGAAACGACGCCGCGGGTGCAAGGCTGCGAATTCGTGTTCGCGGGCCGGCGGTTCGGCGAGCCGATCGTCGCTGTTTACAAGCAACTCGGGGCCGTCCAGGAGCGCGCCGGAATCGAACATTTCCGGCCCTACGATCTGCGCCACTCAGCGGCGACGGGCGCGCTCGCCGCCGGCGCCGATGTGCGCGCGGTTCAGGCATTGCTAGGCCACGCGGACCTTGCGACGACGGCGGGCTATCTGCACTCGTCAGACAAACGCCGACGCGGCGCGGCCGAACTGGCGGCCGGCTTTGGACGCGGTGTGCTCAAATGAGCGAAGGGCGGATGCTTCAATTCAGGCCAAATTTTCTGGACGCTCCCAACGTCCTGGACGTAGCGATCTTAGAGTTTGCGATGCTGTGGCCACACGATGAAACGCGCCGGGCCGCAGCGATGGAAGCGGCGTGTGTCCATCATCTGATGGAAATGAACGAATTGCCGATCCCTCAGTCCGCATCTGAAACGACCGAATTGGCGAGAATGCTCACGGCGTCCCCAAGGTTGGGCGATTATGAGAAAGAGGCGAAGTCCGCCTTTATTGAGGGCGTTGTCGCCGGGAAAATATTGATCGAGGCTGTTGGGCTTAGCCAACTCGCGCCGGAAGACGTCAATTTGTCCCGCACGAAAATCGCGGTCGCCGAAGGATTCCGCAAGGGCCAAGGCATTAGAATGTCCGAGAAGACAATCGACAATAGCGTGTGGCGGACCTATCGATGCGTCTCTCCACTTTGGGCTGCATGGCTGTACAGCGGCGATTCGAAAGAGAGATTCCCATGCAATCCCTCCGATCTGGGAATGTTCCTCGCGACGGTTGACGTGTTTCGGCGGCTGGGCGAGAGGACGCACACGCCGCAGTCACCGCGGGCCACGATCCTGAGGCCGGGGGAATCGATCGTGGTTCCGCCTTCCATTTCACTGCCGGAAGTTACACTCGAATTCGCGAGACGGGATCGACAACCCGAGCCGAACTCGTAGCCATAAAGAAAAAACTATTCCCGCGTCACTCGGGAAAAGACGGCCCGATGTCGTTGGATTATCTCGGACAGCACCAAATCTCGCGAGGTGCTTTCCATGGCCGAATTCGAGCCGCTGTTTACCGAACTCGACGCCGCCAAGTTTCTAAATACGCATCCTGGCACGCTTCGAAATTGGCGTTCCAAAGGCGGCGGACCGCCGTTCGTCAAGGTTGGAAACGCCGTCCGCTACTGCCCGCAAAGCTTGCGCGAATATATAGCGGTCCACACTCGCAACGCCGCCGCCGCCGATCGCGGCGTGGCCGCTTGAACGATGCCCAAAAAGAAAAACCCAGCCGCTTGCGACGGCCGGGCTTTGAAGGCGAATTCCGAAAACTTGCACGCACAACATAGCGCGTTCGCCTTCCGATCGCAACTCATTTTCCTGCAACGCCGCTTCGGTCTGGCGCCACTTCGTGCGGCCGTCGTCGCACCTCTCGCTTTCGGGGAGGCGCGGCCATGAGCGCCCGCGTCCTTCTGTCCGGCGTCCTATTCAGAGCGCCGACCCGAAAAACGAGCAAAAATGGCAACGCCTACGTCTTCGCCACCATTCGCGAAGGCAACGGCGATGCGGCGCGCTGGTGGAAGGCGTTTTTCTTTCACGACTCGGCGATCGAGGCGGTTGAGCGGCTGAGCGAAGGCGAGGCGGTCGCTGTCTCCGGTACGTTCGAGGCCAAGATTTATACGCCCGAAGGAAAAGAGGCGCGCATCGACCTCAGCTTGGCCGTCGACGCCGTCCTGTCGCTGAAGCCGGCGCCGCGCGAGCGCAAGTCGAAAGCCGACAAGGCGCCTCAGGCCGCGCCGACCAAGAGCGCTAGCGGCCCGGCAGCGTCGCGTTGGGATCGGGGAGGGCCGAACGATGATCTTCCTTTCTGACCTCGGCGCCGAGGCGGCAGAATCGAGGGCGGCATGAGCGGACCTTCCCTCGACCGCGGCTATCAAGATCGAATTTCGAAGGCGATTGCCGAGGCACTCGTGTCGACTTCGATCGACAAGGATTTGGGCGTCGCGGTTCTGCGCAGCGGCGAGATCGTCGGCGCATTGATCGGTGCACTCGCCTTCGCGATGGCGGGCTCGGACGTGACGAGATCGCCGACGGCGACGCGCGTGGTCTGTGAGGAAATCGCACGACGGCTACGCCGGCAGATCGCCGCCGTGAAAGAGATGCAGACCTCCGGCAAGCTCGACTTTTTGAGGATTGTCGACGCAGACGACGTGGCGACCGCTCGCGGGAGGCCGCAATGACAGACGCGATAGTCGTCGACGGCAAAGAGATCGCGATTCCTTCGATCATCAGCTCTGAGGACTTCTTGAAGATGGCCGACGCGGCGATCGCCGGGGCGCCAAGAGAGGTCGCATCAGCGCCGCCGATCGGCGAGCCTGCCGCGCCTGATAAGTGCCGTGTGGAGGGAACTGGCTTGAAAGAGGACGCGCCGGCGGCTGAAGGCGTATCCCTGAACGATTTCCACGCCTACATGCCGGCCCATTCCTATATCTTCGCACCGTCGCGCGAGATGTGGCCGGGCACGAGCATCAATGCGCGGATTCCGCCGGTCCCGCTCGTCGACAGGGATGGCAAGCCCCTCGTGGACGAAAAGGGCGAGCAAAAAACCGTGCACGCCAGCCAATGGCTCGACCAAAACCGGCCGGTCGAGCAGGCGACTTGGGCACCTGGGCTGCCAGAACTCATTCGCGATCGCCTGATTTCGGACGGGGGATGGATCGAGCGCGCTTCCGTCACCTGTTTCAACTTGTACCGACCGCCGACTATTGTTCCCGGCTGCGCCGCCGAGGCGGCCCCATGGCGCGACCACGTGAGCAGGGTCTATCCCAATGACGCCGACTATATCGTGAAGTGGCTCGCGCACCGCGTGCAGCGGCCGCAGGAAAAGATCAACCACGCGCTCGTCTTGGGAGGCGCGCAAGGCGTCGGGAAGGATACGCTGCTCGAACCGGTCAAGCAGGCGATCGGACCGTGGAATTTCGCAGAGGTCTCGCCGCAGCAAATGCTCGGACGTTTCAATGGATTCCTGAAATCGGTAATCCTGCGCCTCAGCGAGGCGCGCGATCTCGGAGAGACCGATCGCTTCGCATTCTACGATCACATGAAAGCCTACACGGCGGCGCCGCCCGACGTTCTGCGCGTCGACGAGAAAAACTTGCGCGAGCACGCCATCCTCAATTGCTGCGGCGTGATCATGACCACTAACCACAAATCGGACGGTATTTTTCTTCCGTCCGACGATCGGCGGCACTTCGTGGCCTGGACCGATCTCACGAAAGACGACTTCACGCCCGCCTACTGGAATAAGCTTTGGCGATGGTATGGCGCCGACGGCCATAGCCACGTCGCCGCGTACCTCGCTGATCTCGACATCTCGACGTTCGATCCCAAGGCGCCGCCGCCCAAGACAGAGGCCTTCTGGGCCATCGTCAACGCCAGTCGGGCCCCCGAGGACGCCGAACTCGCCGACGTGCTCGATAGGATGAACAACCCCGCCGTGATGACCCTCGCCGACGTCGTGAGATGGGCGGACGGCGAAACCTTGGGATGGCTCGCCGACCGCAAGAACCGCCGAGTCGTCCCCCATCGGTTAGAGCGCTGCGGCTACGCTCCCGCTCGTAACCCAGATGCGACCGATGGATTGTGGAAAATCAACGGCATGAGAGCGGTCATATACGTTCGACACGACTTGCCCGCGACCGACCGTTCGAAGGCGATAACCACGCTCATCGCGGACAACAGGTATCCCGCCGTCAACAGATATCCCGCCGACGGGACGTTCTAAAAAACGGCCGTCACGGTAGGTGAAGTAGGTGAAGTCAGTGAAAATCCATCCCCACCATTTTCGCGCCCATCATGCTCACAGCCTCACCAATGAACAAGCCTGACGCGCGCGAGAGGCGCACGCGAGAGGGGATGAAATGGTGGGGATAGAAATATCACTGACTACACTGACCACACTGACCGGCGAGCCCCTCGGAAAGCCGCGCCAGCCTCAACATTCCTCGCGGACCGCATGCCTCGACCGGCTCGCCGATGCGCCTCGACGAGCGACGCCAGGCGCCAAAGCGGACCTCGGGAGCTTCTCAGGTATCACAGGGCGGCCACGGGGTATAATTCCCCAAGGCACCCGTCTCCCTTCAACCGCTAACACCCTTACGCGCAGCACATGCGCGCGCGAATTGAATGTCTCGATTTCAAACGGCAACCAAGAGGGCAGTGAAATGACCAAATCTCGCGGGATCGGACGCGGCGGACCGCGGCCAAACTCGGGGCGCAAGCGCAAGGCGGCTCAGGCGCCTGTCGCACCGCGCCAGATCGCCCGCAAGGCCAAGGCGACCGCCCTAGCTCCCGAGATCGCCGCGGCGCCGCCGCCGCCGATCGAGCCGCCGGAAAACGTCGACCCTCGCCGAGTCCTAGAGGAAATCGCCGCCGACAAGGCGCAGCCGGCGAGCGCTCGCGTCGCTGCGGCGCGGACGTTGTTTGTTAACAAACAAACGAATACGCCAGAAGATCGCGCGCAACTCGCCCGCGACGACATAATCAAGCGCGCGATTCGGAGTATGGAACTCAAAAACAAGGTGAATTGACATGGCCAGTGATAGAATACCTGTAGTCGAGACTTATCGTGGCGTTGGAATACATGTTTTTCAACCGCCGGAACGTATCGCGTTAGTCAAGCGAGAGATCGACCACGTCTATACGATAAACGATATAGAGGAACTGTGGAAGTATGCCGATAGTAATCGAAATTCGCCAGAAAGTAGGCTGTTCGCAATCGAACTTGTAAATGCTATGTGGGCAGCGGCAGAGGAAAAGCAGACCAAGCGCCCTGACGTTGATATAGTGAAGGTCCGCGCTTGTGTGATTGGTCTAGACACCCTCAGATTGATGAGCAGTGAATACTATACGTCGTCTTGGCACCCGTGGGGACCGGATGGCCCTTGGCCCGTGAAACGCGAGACGCCGCTTACTGACGAACAGCGCGGGCGAGGCTGATGAGGGGCGCAGACAAGACGCCGCGCGCGGCGTCGCTTGTGCGCGGCGATGACGACCGCGAGAAAGTTCGCCGCGCGCTGGCGCAAATGAGCGCTCTCGGCGGCGACGCGGGTTGGCTGGCGGAGCAGCTCGCGCCGCGGACGGCGGCTTGGCCAGACGAGAGATTGCAGCGACGGGACGCTGCGGTCGTCGAACTCGCCTCGACGTTCGAGGGGCGGCGGTGGACCGTCTCAGGCAAGGCGGCGGCCGAGCTACTCCGTTACGCCGAAAGCGCTTGGAAGCGCCGCGATCGGCAGCTTGCCGTCGCGCCGAGAGACTACGTGTCTTCGCCGCGCAAGCTCGCCCTGTTCGATGCGATGAAGAACAGCGATCCGGGCCGAATCCCTGGCCAAAAACGGGTCGCGCAAATCCTCGAAAAGGCCGTTCCTGGCTGCCTTATTTTTGGAAATTGCGACTCCCTTTTGGTTTCCAACGGCTCGCCAGACACTGCGATCCGTTCAGACCAGAGGAGCCAGAAATTGAACGCCGCAGCCAAAACGAGCGAGTTCGAAGCCCTTGCCGCGCTGGCGCGCCAGCCGTCGACTCAGAAGCTGATCGCCGAGGATCACGCGCGCATCGTCGCCGAGCGCCAAGCGCGCGTCGACCGGATCGCGGCGCTCGACGCCCAGGCCGAGGTCGCGTGGCCGAAGGCGCAGGCCGCGATCAAAACGGCGTCGGCGAAGGTTCGCGAGGCCGAGCGCCGGTTGCGTGAGGCGAATGAAGCGCTCGCCACCGCCAACGCTGCGGACTCGACCGCGAGCTACGCCTACACGCGCGCCCGCCAGGCCGAAGAGGCCGCGCTCATCGCCGGGGCCGACGGCGCGACGATCGAGGCGTGGCAGCGAGAGTTGCTCGACGAGATCGACCGGCTACGCCGACCTGGCGCAATCATCGCCGGCGAGGAGCGCGGGCGGCATCCCGTGACGCGCCGAGCGACGATTCGCCGCTTTTCCAACGCGGCAAGCGTGCGGGCCCGGCTGTTGGCCTTGCGCGACGCGTTTGAGGCGTCCGACCTCTTGAAGCTCGAACCTGATCAAGCGCGCCTTCCGGCGATCATCGCCGCGCTGCGCGAGGCTTTGCCGAAGGTCGACGTCGATCCGGCCTTCATCGACGCGGAGGCGTAGGCGCACGTGACACTCTCTCTTCGAAGCACTTTTTCGCGCCGCGCGACCCCCGTTCGGAAGTCCTTCGCGCGGCTCGCCCCCGACGCGGCGCTCGCCGCCGACGATCGGACAATTTCCTATGTCTTTAGCGACGAGAGTGTCGCGCGTGACGGCAACACGATTTCGACGGCCGGCTGGCAGCTCGACAATTTCAAGAAGAATCCGATCTGCCTCTGGGCGCATGATTGCAGCGCGCCGCCGATCGGTCGCGTCCCCTACGTCAACGCTGTCGGAACGCAATTGCTCGGCGCGGTGCGCTTCGCCGAACGCGAGGAGTTCGCCTTCGCGGACGTGATCTACAGGCTCTACAAGGGCCGCTACCTCAACGCCGTGTCGGTGAGTTGGCTGCCGATCAAATGGCAGTATTCGACCGACAAGAGCCGGCCCGGCGGCATTGATTTTTCCGAGGTCGAGCTCCTCGAAGTTTCGGCGGTTCCGCTGCCTTCGTTGCCTACCGCCCTCGCCACGGCGCGCGGCGCTGGAATCGACGTGGCGCCCGTCGCCGCATGGGCCGAGCGAACGCTCGACCTCGGCCAGGCCCCCATAAATCGAAAGGAATTAGAAATGGTCCGTTCTCAAGCGGCGCCCGCTTCGCGCAAGGTCTACTATTCCGCTCAGCCAAGCCTCGTGCGCGGCAAACCCCGCTCCGCGGCGCCGGTTGGCAGCGCCGCGGTCACGATAATCGAATCGTCGCGCCAACCTCTCTTTCGTTCGTTCGGCGAATTTTTGAACGTTGTCGCGCTCGGGGCGGCGCGCGGCGGGCGGCCTGATCAGCGGCTCGCGCGCGCCCCTACCGGCCTCGGCGAGGTCGACCCGACCGCTGGCGGCTTTGCGGTGCCTGACCTGTATTCCGAAGAATTGATCGGTTCGATGTATGAAGAGGCGGTGTTAGCGCCCCTCTGTGATCGCCGCGAGACCGACAAGCCAAACAACGCCCAGCTCCCGGCAATCGATGAAAAGAGCCGTGCGGATGGATCGCGCTGGGGCGGCACGCTTTCATATTGGGAAGGCGA